GAATAAAAGGTTCAACTTTACATTAGCACAAGTATCCACAAAATGCAAATCATCTTCTTGGTCAGCATCATCCGCATGACCGCAAGCAGTACACTTAAATACTTCTCCATTCCTTGACTTCTTGTCGATTGCTCCACAAGAATTGCACGTTTGAGACGAATATGCGGGTTCAACGAAAACCAAATGCACACGGTGCATCTCAGCTTTCTCCACCATCCGTCTATAAATCAAGTCGATATTCCAATTTCCAAGTAACTTTCGAGTCGCCTTTCCAACGCGTCCTCTGGTCTTCTGTGTTATGTTCAGGATATTCTCCATCACCACAACATCAGTATCCCAAGGGAATCTGTTGGTCACGAATCCGATGTAGTCTTTAATCTCCTTCCTCGTCTGGTTCCAATTACGTGAGTTCTGTTTTCTCCTGTTCAGCTTGTCCAGCTTTGAACGTAACTCCGTTCCAAGCTTTTCTCCATCGCTGGTGGTCAGCAGTTTGTTTATCCCGATGTCTACACCAACAGCTTGCCCCTGCTGACCTGCCTTTGGGTCTTCCTTCTCCCAAAACACATCAGCATAGTATCTGCCCTGACTATCTCGTCGGAGGCATATGGACTTCCGCTGCGTCCACCCTGCCTTCTCAAAGTGTCTGCTTCGCTCGTGATGCTTCGTTGGAAGTATGAGACTTTCCCGATTACCGAAGATGCTACCTAAGCGTATCCATAAATCAAATTCCGAAGACTTGTCCGCATCCTGAATACGCACAAGGTCGGAGTTCAGGTCAATCGTGTTTCCATTGAACACCGGCATCTTTATTCGGTGCCTAAATGCCATTCCTTTTGACCACTCAGACCATCTTGCAGACAGAATACCGAGTATATCACGATTGCGCTCTTTAGCTTTACTGTAGGCTTTCTTGTACGCTTGATAAATCTTCTGCTTATCCCTCTTTGCTACAGACTTGAGTATCTTTATCGCTTGATTGGCAGCACATTTCCGAGCTTTGCCCATCATCCAAGAATCAATTTTGCCGTAGACCTCGGCATTAGCTTTTCCGGGCAGCTTGTCGGAATTCCAGTACAATTCGATGAAGCCATTGACGACACGAGCATACTCGGCAAAGAACGAATCCAGCTTTTGCCGCTTCGCCGCCGTAGCGAACTTCAATGTATGCTCTACACGCCGTATCATTCCTGTTCCGCCTCTTTTTTCTTCGGAACAAATACCCAGCGAAACCCACCAGCAGATTTATATTTACCACTTATGTTGAGGGAAATAGAGGCATTACGCACACCCGTACATCTCTCTGCCTCTCTTGCTGAGCTATATACCACCCCTGTCTCCACACACATAACCGGCTTACCATTTTTCAATCCTATCTCTCTTTTAGCTTTTTCCGACATCTGTTTTCCATACATTCCATTCTTTTCGCCAGTGTTGCATTCTGATATTCTTTGTTTGACCTCATCTGTTTGTTTTTTGCCGTACATGGGATTCTCTTTGCCGAACCGATGGGTTCCATACATTGGGTTACGCTTCCCTTTTCGCATCTCAGACAGTTTTTGCTTTGTAGCATCAGATGCTCTCATTTCCGTATGTTTTTGTGCTATCTTTTTCTTTGTTTCTTCAGAGTGTTTTTTCCCATACATTCCATTCTTTTCGCCGGTATTGGCAACAGATATTCGTTTCTTAACATCGTCAGAAAAGATAAATTGGTCTCCACCGGATTTCAGATTTACACAGTTAGTGTCTGTCTCGAACAGGTCGCCAACATATACCTCTTCGAGCTGATTAAGGACTTCAGGGTTGTCAGCAAAGGCTAACACTTCTCTTGTAAATTCCGCCAAGGGGTATTTCTTTAGAATCTTTTTCCAGACAGCACCACTGCCCCAGTAACTCTCATCTATTTTCCCGCCCTTTCTACATACCCGCTGCCCAATGTAAAATCTTCCTGAAGGTTCATGGGTAACTTTGTAGATATATCCGTAGCTCATGGAACCCTCCTCCAGTGATTCCCCCAATCGTCCTCAACCAACTCGTTCTCAAAGCTCTTTGGAAAGACCTCTTCAACGCATTCAATCTCGACACCGTGGCTGTTGAAGAATGCCTCAAAGACCTCAAAGCAAAATCGAGTTAATCGGTCTTTATATTCAATCACAACCAAATTGATTTTATGGTCTGCCACCAATTTGAACAGTTTCTTTAGATGTGGTCGCTTGGCTTTCATACCTGAACAAACGTCTACCAACACTGCCTCTACCTTGTATTCCTTTACCGCGCAGTGTTCGAGAAGCCTCACCTTTTGGCGGTCGAGGTCACCCTTCTGTTTCTGGTCTTGGGAGGAAACTCTGGCGTAGACAGCCACTTGGTTCTGAGACGCTGATTCTCGTACAGTGCCTTGAAGTTTCTCTATATCAGATTGGCGATAACGACGGTGACCACCTGCCGTGCGTAGGGCGATTAGCTTCCCGTCATTATCCCAAACTTGGAGTGTCTTTTTAGTCACTCCAAGCCTCTGGGCTGCATCACTAACTGTTATCAGTCTTTCCATCTTCACTCCCAAACATCTCCTGAAACTTCTTTACCCATTCGTCGTACACTTCTTGAAAATCTTCAAGAGACGGAACGTCTTCAAGTTCGATTGGGTGGTCATAAACTCTCCCGCCCTCCAACTCGAACTCTGTTTTCGTCACTCGAACAACCTTCATAGATTTCACCTTCATTTAGTTTTCTCCTTTAATATACGCCATAACGGGGCGATTGTCAATATCGTTTCCCTACTTTTTTCAACTTTTGTTCATGCTTTGGGCTACTGTTAACCAACCCGCTACACGTATAAAATTACCCATCAATCTTTCTTCCTTCGCCAAAAACTATTCCTAACAAATTTGCCAGACTCAAAGCCCTGTAACAAAACCACCTCTCGGTTAGGTGGTGCTGCCTTCTTTCTAGCCATGATGCAATGAACCCGTGTTATTCTGTAGGCTTTTTCATCGTCTGTCTGCGAGATACCAAATACGGCGGTAGCATGGTCTAGTTTGCGCCTATCTTCGTTTACATGTACTGCCCCCACGGATGTTTGACCATATGCTGATCTATTTGCTTGTGTGACGGTTACTATGCATGGCCTGTCCCCTGTTTGTGATAGCTTCCGCAGTTGTTTCCATCGTGCATTTTCTTTATGCCGTTCTTCAGATGCTTTTACTCCCGCTTCTAGTCCCATAATATCCGCATAGTCGATTAACACTATATCTGGTATAAAACTCTTTGCTTTATACACCTCAAGGATGCGTTCAATTTCGCTGCATGTTAGTGTGTCTGTCGGGTATGCTCTGATGATAAACTTGTTCTTGCCATTGCGCCGTTTGCTTATTTCTTTGTGACGATTTAGTCCTGTCCAACCCTTATATTTTACCGAGCGAGTTTCATAGTACCATGTCGGAGTAAGGTCGGCATGCTTACGAACTGCTGTACAAGGGGTGTATCCTAGGGGCATATCTCGCAGCATGTCTTCTGGACTAGCATATTCTGTCATTAGCTCTTCAACCGTTTTAGGCAAGGCAATGTTGTTTGTGCAATATGGGCATTCTCCACGCTGATGTTCTTTGGAATCTAGTACGGGGTAAGCAAAGTCACCTGAATACTGCTCTTCACTGGCAATATCACCAACCGACATGATGTGCCCGATTCTATTTGCCGAATCTAGCTTATCCATGTCTCCAGCGGTCAACAATAATACGTTCTTTCCTGAATTATACGCCACGGAAGCTAACGTAAATAGGCACCATGTTTTGCCTACTTTCGCTGTAGCTAGGAAGAAAACAAGCCCACCTCTTTTTATGTGTGGAGAAACTAAACTTCCAAATGCCCCACCCATCACCACTAGGGGTTCATCGTTCGCCATAGACGCAGCCATTAGCAAATCGTCCATATCTAGCACGCTGAATTCCTCTGCCCCAACATCATCTACAGGGGGGGCTGACCGTAAAGCTTGCTCGGCCCTCGAAACATCACCTGAATCTAGTGCGGAAGATAGGCTTGATTTGGTTTTCTCTAATGATTTACGCTTGAGAAAAGTAATTGCATTGTCTATTTCGTATGCTGCATTGAAAATCTCCCCAAGCTCTAGCCCGTCAATAAAGTCTATGATATCCCCTAAATCCTGATCAGCTAGCACAAACTCTTTTTGGTTTTTGTCGAGAAAATCCAGAATATATTTTTTAGATGGCGCGGTCTTGAACTTCTTAAAAAACGCCAAAGCTGCGGAAATAATGGAATCTGCCCACGGTACAGGTAATAGCCCCTGCCAATTCGGGATAGTAGCAAACGCCCTAATATACTCATCCGAACAAATTACGTTACGAACTATATCTCTGGTTAGAACAACATCTAACGACACATCTTCAATTTCTAGTTCCATTATCGGTTCCTAAACATATTGAGCACATCGAACACATCCACAACCGCAGCCCATTCCTCGATTGGAACAAATGTCTTGTACGAATACTTACTGCGGTATGCTGCGCACAAATCTGGGATGGCGAGTGCAGGTAAAATCTTATTGAGTATCGAATTCTCTTTATCTGCCACGGGTAATTGTACAAGGGCATCAATCGAAAATGAGTCACTGTGCCTGCAAAATAGTGCCAAAATCAATGTTGTGGTGTACTCATTTAGCCAGCCTAGCTCTGTGCTTGTTTCTCCCTTCGTCCGCAACATAAGCAAATCAGTTATTACATCAGAAATGCAAGACTCAAACGGAAACATCACGTTAGGAAAATATATTGTGTTGCCCCTAAAAATAAAGAACTGCGCAATGCTCCCCACTAGCTCCAAATCATAGCTATGCATCTTGGAAGAATTGTACTTGATGCGTGAAATCTCTTCTTCCCTCTCGGCAAATCTCTCTTCACGAATCTTCTTTGTTTCTTCGTCTAATTCAGATGTCCGTTTGCGTTTTGCTTCTTTCTGGATTGAGTTTTCTTCAATGGCGGCTTCCCATCTTTGTTGGTTTAGCCAGGTTGTCATCATTGGGATATAGCCACTTAGCCACTGTCTTGTTGTTTTCTGGTGCTCGATAGCGGAAATAATTACATCGATAGGTGGTAATACACCCTTTTTGCGTAGCCTTTCCCATGACTGAAATGGCTTCACATATCCCTGATGCCTGTCTTTTGGATATGCCTGATAAAAAGCTAAAAAGTCTGCGGAGTATTGTGCTTGCAGCTTTTCTTGTCTTGTTTGTTTTGCGTTCATAGCCTTACCCATATATACCAACTCGGATAGCTGAACTCACTATTATTTTTGAATTATTTTAGTTGAACAGAGCACAACTGAACAGAGCGGAACACCTACTGAAAACAGCACTGAAAAATAAAAACATCTAGATGGCGCCCGAAAATGTACACGGTTTTTATTTGCGGGGAACTATAGTTTTTCGCCCACCAAAGATGTGTGTATTTTTGGCGGGAAAGTATATATAAATTCTTGTTTGTTTCGGGAAATATATTGCATTTGGTCATGGTCTTGGACATGGTGAAAATACGTGGTTTATGTCGGGAAATATATATTCTGGATAAATTTAGTTCAAAAGTGAAAATTCAAAGAAAAAGAAATAAAAGGTTTCTCTCTCTCCCCCTTTCTTCCCCCCTTTTCTCTTTCCCCTCACCCCTATCTCTTAACCCCCCTATAATCCCCCCTCTCTCTTTTCCAAAACAAAGAAAAAGAAAGGTGTGTTTTTAATATCTTTTTAATTAGAATTGTATGTTTGCTACTAGAAAAATTTATTATGCGCGCATGCGCGTATACATGTGTGCGTGTATGCCAGAAAAAACACAAAAACAGCAAAAAGTGCCAAAATATAGTTTGTGATTTTCCATATACTCGCTAAAACGCCCAAAATAGCCCCTAGAATCGCTTTTGCCCCTAAAACCATACTTGCCCATAGACCCACCCCCCTAAACGCAAAATAGATAGCAAAGAACGCCACTGCGCCCCACTGTAGGAACTTACTTGCTCTGTGTTTGTCAGTTTTCCCCATCAATAGCCCCCAGTAATCCGCAAAAACGCCACAAATGCCCCTAGAATCGCTTTGAGTAATAAACCTATGCCCGCCTATAGCCTCCGACGCAAAAACGCAAGGATACCCACAAAGAATCGCACCTTGCCCTATAACAGCGGCATGTTCTCCCGGGTTTTCTGTAGTCTAGCCTTCGCCATAGTGCAATATTCGGCATTTTTCTCTATCCCGATGAATTTACGATGTTCTAAGATGGCTGCCTTACCCGTACTGCCCGAACCAGCAAATGGATCCAAAACTACACCATCAACATCGGTGGTTAGCCTGATGAGCCAACGCATAAGTGATGTAGGCTTCACCGTAGGATGTAGATTACCAACATCATCATCTCGGTCGGCTTTTGATGCTTTTGGACGTGAGAAGATGCGTGATTCAGTAGTTCCCGCAGCAAATATTGTCCCGTCATGTAGTATATTTGTAGGCCATTTGTCGTCATCAGTCTTGCATGCAGCGATGTTCAACCCACCAGTCCCATGTTTGATAGTATTGCCGGCGACTGTCCCTTCAATAGGCTTCCGACACAACAAAATTGGTTCATAGGCAGGTTTTAGCGCTGTCCCCCACCCGTGATACTTCTTTGCTAGCTCGGATACAGGAATACCACCATCTTTTTCGTGATAACCTCTCTTTCTCGCATTGTCTAACCATGGTCGAGTGCTGCCTGGAATGTCTACTTTGCCATTTCCCCGCAAAACAATTCTCGCTTCTGAAAATGGCACCCTAATTTGTTCTCGCTGCATTCCTAGTTCTTTGTCAATACGTTTTGAAATATCTTGGCTACGTGGAAACCCTGTATTAAATAACCACATCAGGGTGTCGCGTAGTTCAAACCCAGCATCTTCTAGCGCAACTGCCATCCGATGTTGAGTTCTAGTAGCCGCAAAAGACACCAAGAACCCGCCTGGCTTTAGTACTCGCAAGCATTCAGCCCAAATATCAGCCGCAGGAACATCAGAATCCCACTTTTCACCTAAAAACCCTATCCCGTATGGTGGGTCAGTAACAATGCTATGGATGGAGTTAGCGTCCATCTTAGCCAGCTCATTAATGCAATCTCCAAGTATCATCATAGGTCGTACTCATCTGGGTTTAGTAGTGTTTGCAGTTTTACGGGAAATTCGAACTTGCCCCGCTTATTTTTGATGTATCGCATGGCTTGTTGTGCGTCTAAGTGTTCTATGTGCGGCAAAATAAGTGACTCAAACAACTTAGGTATGCCTGTAATTGGAGTAGTTATCATCATTTCTACCCCTCTCCGTAATAGTTTATATACGATTTCTCCCTTCTTTGATAGTTCAGGTACTTCATCAACGTTTTTGTGGCTGACGATATATTTCATTTGCCACTTGAATATTTTACCTAGCTCTTCATCGCTAAGTTTCATTGCTTCTGGGAATAGTACATGCGGCATAGATAAACGACTATTGCGCATATCAGATAATAGCCGCTTCCTAATTTTAGCCGCATCAAGTTCTACCTTGTGCCTTCTTGCTGCTCGATTCCCCGCCCCAATTCTTGCAAGTGTCATTTTAGTCCTTTCTGTATACAACTGTTCCTGTGGTGTTTGCCAACGAGTATTTAGGCGCAATTCGGCAGAAAATCTCAAAACATAGGATTGTGCCTTTGCTGCTTTCAATGTAGATAGCCACCTTCTTGCGTGCCTTTGCCGCTTGTACTTTTTGTTTATGGTCAGCATCTTCTGCAAAACGTACTGCTATAGAACGCATGCCGTACCCCTGTACTTCGATCTTCTTTTGATATGGTATGCCCAAATCATCACTCCACGCATGTACAGTGAAAATGCCCTCGGTTGATTTAGTTTGCTTTATTGGTACTGCTTTTTGTGTATTAGTTACTTGCATAGTTTCTCTTCTATTTTATTTATGATGTCAAAAATATTTTCTACCATTTGCTCATGCTGTACCCCCGTCATGTCTGGCTTGAGTAGTTGCTTAAGCATAGCGTCGATTAGTTCTAGTTTCTCCCACCTAGCAAGCTTGGATTCGTCTTGTGTATCCTCTGCTAGTTCCACCTCAATTACATCCGCTAAATTTGGAGATGGTCTATATATTAAGCCGCCTTCTGAATAACGGGATGGGTGTGGTGGGAACTCTACGTTGTTTATTGCTACTGTCATTGTTTGGATTCCTTTTTATTAGGGGTTCAAAAGCGTATTTCTGACCTTCTCTACCATCTCATCGGTAAATTCACCTGGGTCTTTGAATTCAGCCACTCGGACACGCTTGGAGTTACCACCTAACGATGTAACTGTTTCCGCTAGTTTTCTCCCTGCGTCTTGTGCCTCATCCGTATTGTCGAACATAATATAGCTTTGCTTGTACTTGGCTATCTCTCTCGCTTGCTCCATAGTCCACGCCATACCCAACACGGCAACAGCACCCACGCCTATTCTAAGTGCGTCAAAAATGCCTTCTACGACTATGATTGTGCCGCCCCCTACTCGGTTAGCCCCCCACAAACAGTGCTTGGCTTTGCGTACTTCTAGTTCATCTTTGCATACCAGATACCTCAGTGGGTTATCGTCTACAGCCCTAGCAACATAACTAACCGCCATCCCTTGGTGTATTACGGGGAACACTACTCTGTTTTTTGGGTATTCATCGATGGTAAATTTACAATCGTACTCGTCCGCTAACTGCATAGCATCCAAGTTTCTGTCCATCAAATACTCAATGTGGATGTCTGATGGTGTCCTGCTTCCTGGGATTCTTATATCTGTCGGGCGTTCAAAAGTTATCTCGGGCAACTGAATGCCATTTCCTGGGTATCGCTGCATGGCTAACCGCACTGCTTCACCTTTCGGCATGTTCATTATCCGTGCTAGTACTTCACCAACTGTATGCTTGCCACATCTCCAGCACGTAAATACCTTGCTTTTGAGACTATAACCCATGTGATTCCCTACCCCACCAGAACAGAATGGACAAGGCATAGAGAGCCAGCCATGTCGATAGTGCCGCTCACCTGTTCCTGCGATATGTACTCCGTATGCATCCAACAAATCCCGCATATTGATGTCTATTCGCATTTTTCCCCCAATATCTTACTAAACGAAACATCACTTGCTCCGTCCAAAACTTTATTTGCCATAGTAGCTTTCCGTTCTAACATCTTAATTAGCTTTTCTTCTACCGTGTCCATAGCAACCAGGAATGTATAGTTGCACACATGGTTCTGCCCAATGCGATGAATACGGTCTGCCATCTGGTGTAAGTCTGCTACGGTCATTGGCAACTCAACAAATAGCAAGTCAGATGCATTCGTCAGCGTTAGCCCTGTCCCAATGGCTTTGATATTCCCAATTAGGATTTGCTTGCTGCCGCTTTGAAACTTATCTAATAACCGTTCTTTGTTTGTCTCCCCACCAATTACCATAACCGATTTGTCTGGAAACGCTGTATGAAGCTGCGACGCTACTTCACGATGCCACCCAGCAATTATTAGGGGGCGATCGCTTTGCTCAATGAAGTCTTTTACCCATTGAATAGCTGCGTCCACTTTCGCCATTCCAAGTTCTGTATAAACCAGCCCAAAGCTTTTCTGAACATCTCCCTTCTGGAATAGCCCCGCATTTACCGCTGCTTCAATCTGCTTATTCATCTTGCTAGCACCCAAAATAGGCACAGGAACAATAGTCTGTATCTTCTCGGGCAACTGCGGCAACACCTCGGCTTTAGTTCTACGAATCATGCACGAAGACGAAAGCGCAACACGGAGTATATCAGCATTTTTTACCCCAACTATCTTTTTGACATGCCTTGTGAACCGTGCCCCATTTTTTAGCTTTACCCGAATTGGAAACTTACGGATGACTGCGCTGTACTCCAAGAATTCCCCTTTGGACCCTAGTATCTTCTTATCTATTGCATCCACTAGTGCCCATAGGTTTTCTGGTGAGTTGATGAGTGGAGTCCCTGTTAGCATGTAGCGAATTGGGGATTTGCCGATGGATAGAACAGCCTTGGTGGAGTACGCATGCCGATTCTTTATACGATGCGCCTCATCGCACACGATTATTTTGGGTTTGCGACGATTTAGTTCCCCATGCCAGTCATCTGCGATCTCGTAGTTGCAGATCAGAACATCCGCAGTAGTCTCAAATGACGTGCGACCATTCAGAATCTCGTATTTGATCGTAGGTCGCCATTTTGTGAATTCCCTAGCCCAATTATGTTTCAAGTGGGCAGGACAAAATACAACCACCGGCCATGTATTTTGAATGGCTATTGTGGTTATCATCTGGAGCGTTTTTCCTAGCCCTTGTTCATCGGCGAGTAGTGCCCCATGTTTCACAATGAGTTTACGGACAGCTTCAGCTTGGTATGGCAACAATACAGATGGCAGTTCCCCATCGTAGATTTGCTTTTGCTGTATCGCGCTCTTTTTATTTAGGAGCTGCACAGAAAACACACATCCGTATTTGTGTGCGATGGCCATGTTCAGTAGTGTACACGGAACTACAAACCCATCAGTGTGTGTCTTCGTCTTCGGGAATTCTCGCCTTATTTGCGTAGAACTCTCCCCATGAATCCAAATCAGATTCTTCCCCCGAATCATCACCATATCGGCTTTCATATAATCCTTCTTCCTTCAAAATATGTCGAATTAGGTTTTTGGACATGGTACGGCGAATTCGTTTATTACGCACCAATGGCCTCTTGTAGCCCAATTCTTTTAGAATGCGGTTCGTCTCCCGATCCTCTGGTAGTGGGAATCGATAGTGGAGCAGGAACAGCACTTGCATCACACGATTTGCCTGACGCATAGACAAATCATGTAATCTGGCACACTGCCCCACCAACCTGCGCATTTCATTCATAGGGGAACGTTATAGCAGGCTGATGGGGAACATGTCAACTATTTAGCGCAGCTCTAATTCTTGCCATTGCACGTTCATATGACCCGCTACCAGGCGCTATGTGCGACCTAAACCACCGCTTCATCGCCCGACGTATACTGTTTATCGAATCGTCAGCAGCCCCAATTTGGTTCTTAAGCACAGCGATCACAAGCCGTCTGTCTGTACTCCGCAGCTTTGCCAATTGCCGGTGTAAGTACTCTTCCAAGTCATCTCGTGTAGGACTCGGTAGCTCGGCAATGGAATCTAATGAAACCAATCGCTCTTTATATTCATCTCGTACATAATTGTGAAGTTTCCATTTTGCAGCATGTTTCCATAGTGGCAGCATCTCATCTTCAGGTAGATCATATTTCCCTGTTATACTCAGATAAGAATCAGTTAGTGCGTTTTCGATTAGGTCATCGTCGTAAACCGTATATAGGCGTGCTACTGAACGTTTGACCTCATTTTTTAGTTTTGCGTACATCGTTGTCATGTAATCATCTCCCATTTATTTATTGTGACAGTGTCTGTGCTATATGTTTGTCGGTTGATCTACTTTTCATCCAACAGTCTGTGCATTTTATTACTTCGAATCCATCTGCATAGCTGGGTAGCATGTGTCCTGGAGCTCGCCCACACTCCATGCAGTTTTCATACACAGGTGTTGTTGCTTCTTTTAGCCGCCGCAGGAATGATTCTACTACAGCATTCCTGGCTTGTAGCTCTTTTCCGTAATTCTCCCACATCTTGATACCCTTTTCTAGTGTAGCCCTGTCGAGTAGTGGCAATGTTGGGTCATCAGTAATTTCCACGATTAGCCCCATCCGAGCTTCCATCAGCGGGACCAACTCATCAAGAGCAACGTGTCTAGGAACGTCATCGTCTAAAACATAGTGTAGCATCATTTTCTCCTATATCTCAATTTTTACGGTGTCATACTCTACTGCGTCATCATCTATCCAGTGCACTTCCTGGTTTACACACCAGACAAGTGTTTCATCGGGCAAGCAATATAGTTCACCATCAAACGACTTGTCAGCGTACATCGGCATACTGTGCGGTTTATCCCATTCCCCGTCATGCACCAAAAGCGCATATTCGAACCCATCTTCTCGCATGACAGTCTGAATCGCTGTTGGCATATCCTCGACATGTATGAACTCACCTTTAGCTTCACAGTGTCGGAGACGTTTTCGGTCATCCGCATATTTCTTTGGGTCAACAAGCTGGTCAGACGTATGTAAGATGTCGTTTAGTGGGCTGAAAAAGAATAAGTAGGGGTCATCCCCAAATCCAGCAGCGGCGAATCGGTCTGTAGCATAAATAGGCATGGTTATTCTCCTTTAGTGTTTGATGTGAAAAGCTGCGGCCATCTTTCGCGGATGCTTGTATATCCTGGGTCTAGCTTATTTGCTCGGGTGCCAATAACAATGTGGTCGTCGAGCCGTAGCCCCATAATGTTGCATGCATCATTTAGCCGTGTAGTCACCCGCACATCGTCTACGGATGGTTCGTGGTCTCCTGTCGGATGGTTATGTGCGACTATCATGGTAGTAGCATTGGCCATTAGCACGGGTCGCAGCACTTCTCGAATGTGGAAGGAACATGCGTTTGCCTCTCCCAATGCTACAATCTGCGGGCCACCTATCACTTTGCATTTGGTGTCTAGCGGAAGCACAACAACCATCTCTTTTGGCTCGGTGAATAGTGGACGCAGCAATTTGTACACTTCTGCTGGCTGGCGTACCTGGGGGCGCACTTCAGCGATGTATGCAGCACATTCTTCCATCAATTGGTGATAAGTCTTTTTCATGTAATCTCCATGTTTCACAATGAGTTTACGGACAGCTTCAGCTTGGTATGGCAACAATGCTGAAGCTGTCCGTTTTAGGGGCGTTTAGCCTAATTCTTTCTCAATGGCAAACGCAAGCGCATCTGCACAGTAGGGAATATCAGATTTGTCTCCGGGTGTATGCCACCCAAAGCCATCAGCCAAGTCGAATATCACCTTCACTTCCTGTTCGATCAATGTGCTGCCATAGTAGTACCGTTTTCCATCGTATATGATGGCTGGGTTGTGTGGAGTAAACGCACCATTTTCCAGGTGGTCTTCCATCGCAGCTTCAATTGCGGCAACTAATTGTTTTATAGCTTTGTCTGTCATCGTGTGTTCCTTTCGTTGTTTGAAATGGTTATCTACAGCATTCAATGTGGTTTCTGTCTGCATCGGCAACAAGCGGCAGTGTGCTAGTATCGATTGTGTCATCTTCATGGTAAGCATAGTATAGATTACCATGTACACACCGCTTCACAATAGCGATGTCTCCGTAGTTAGGCTGATGCGCCAAAACAATCGCGCCTTCTTCTAATTCATCAATGTACTTGTGTTTCATGTTTAGTTTCCTTCCGTTGTGGGTAGTTGGTAGATGTCGGGAATGGTGAATGCATTTGGTTTGGCTGGTCTGTACGGCATAATAATCGCCATCAGTGAGTGGTACATGTAAATTGATGGGCCGTTTGAACAATACAGTCCGTCGGGAACATCAGTTTTACAGCCAATGCAAGCCAGAGCCGATGAGAACTGCGCCATCAAGTGTGGGCTAAGAATCGGCGGTATCCCATCAAACTCTGTAGGAACCACAACACGCCAATTTGGATATGGTGCCTCGTGAACCTCTGTGATGAGTGTAATGCCGTGGCTAGTGCGGATGTGGACTTTATTTTCTTCCAAGCGCAGATAAAAGAATGCATCATTATATTTTGCAGGGGTTCGCACCATATTTTTCACAACCTGCTCGGGTAATGTGAAGTCATACATGGGGCCAGGATGTGCTTTTGTTGTAGGTGTCGAAAAAGCCAGGAGCCATCGCCCATCTGAAGCTATTACCGCACTTTCATTTCCGTGCCGCTCAACATGCACCCCATTCCGTGGGCCAGAACGCAAATCGTCTTTCATACATGCGTGAGCCACCGCTTTGAAGCCCCCAATGTTTACTCTGAATTCATCTGTTGTCATTATTTGTCTCCCAATAGTTGTTTGAATTTGGCCATCGCCTCTTCCGGCGTGTAGCCATTGTAGGTTTGGTACACATCACCATATGAAAGTGTCATCCCGTAGGTGTTGTGGGAAATGGTGATCTCCCTCGACCACACCACCAAATCATGTATTTCATCCCTTGTTAGTAGTTCCATGCCATATCTCCCACTTATTAACTCGGCTGTCTTTCGTGATTCCATTCTTTCGCATCTTCTAGTTCCTTTCTAATTACCTGATTTCATAATACACACGGTTTTTTATCCACAAGGCATTTATCCCTTTATACTCCAAAGCCCATTGTAATTCACGACCACAAATAATTTCTGATTTGCTCATTTCTTTAATTCCTCCCGAAGTCTCTCTTTGTACCATGTCGGAGCATTCCCTGCTGGAGAATACCACCGACCACCCAATTCAACATCATCCATCTGCGGCCATCTCCCACGCCAAAAGGTATAGAAGATAAATGCCATGTCCGTGGATTTCTGTGCGTCATACCGATCTGCCATTGCGTAGAACTTTTTGTTGCCTCCATGTTTCAAGTTCAAAATGCGGTTTACTTCTTTCACCATCGGTTTGCGAATTTGAAGCACTCCAACAGCACCCCCATCTCGACTCACCGCATTTGGGTTATTGCGGCTCTCGACTGCCTTAAGTGCATCTATCACCTTAGACAAATCGGAACCACTGCTAGCCCCCACCAAAATTAGTAGGGGAACAATACATGTTTTACGTTTCATATTAGACATATCACCGCACCAATGGTCTTTAGTGTTTCTTCAAGGTAATTAGCATGCTCCATCACAATACAGCCCTGAAACCAACTATGGTCTCGAATCGCAACTGTGTACCATCTTTCCGGTTTATCGCTCATCGTATACTCCCTTGATTTTGCTGATTTTGAAACAATGCAAACATCCAGAATCATCTACCAGCACTAATGATTCTGCAAACTCATCCCAGCCAACTATGCGCCCAATGACATCCCTGCCAAATCTGCGTAGTTTGGTTTTCATCCCCATCACTGCCCAGATAGCATGTCTCCGAGCATCTGCGGTTTTTGCCATCTTCCATTTTCTTATCATCTGTTCCATCTGCATTTCTCCTTATGCTCTGATGTTTCGTACCTCTACAAACAATGCCTCCTCGGAAAGCACCCTGACCTGATCCTCATGTGCTCCGATTACTTTCCCAATGCGGTAATGCCCATGGTGAAAGAACATGATTTTCATCCCAATCATTTTGCTCAATGCCGCCACCTTCTTAATCCTGGAATGGTGCACGTCTCTACATGCTACTGCCCATGCGTTCAATACTGCTTGTACTTCGTTCATCGTATAATCTCCATTTTGTTATTGTATAGGAAGCACCACACCATATGGTGCATTCGTTTTCATCCCCCAAACATGTGCCCAGATAACCTTACATCCAGGATTGGGGGGAAATCGGTAAAATTCCATGTCAGTAATACAAATGATCACTTTAGGAGTTTTCTCCATTGCCGCAGCAAATCCAGGCGTCATGTCTGTACTGCCGCCCACCTTCATGTTCGCAATAAACACGTCCATATCATCGCGGCTCTTCACCGCCGCCCTTTGGACTACCCCGGTGTTGCAGGTAATGATGTCCAATTCCAATTCTTTGTGGGAACTAGCCATTGAACCCATCTCGGCCATCACGTCTCTAGTAATCTCGTACATGCTCCCAGAAACATCGACTACTACAGCCACCTTATGCACCTTAGTATCAGGCAAGTAAGCGGGAAGGATGAAACCACCGCTCTGTCTGCGTGATTCCCTGGCAAATGTCCGCTTGCGTCGATTTGCTGGCACCATGATGTTTTTTAGTACCTTGCGCCAATTCACTTTGCCCACCCCGATGTTGCCGAGAATCTTACCCAGCGTCATTGCTCCCATATCAGTAGGTGTCGCCATTTCTTGTCCGAGCGTCATTTCCTGTAGCTGCTGGATGTCGTCTTGTTCTTCATTTTCGACTACATCACTCAACATCCGCTCCTGTGCCGATGATAAATTGTACCGCTCGGCTAGCCCATCTTCATTGCTGCACCAACGGCTATCACCAGTCTTTCCTAGGGGGTCATCAGCAGAATGATCATCTTGCTGACCATCGACTTGCTGATCGCCATTTCCTTGCCCAGTGCCCCCATCAGAGTCACCGCTACCTTCCTGGGATTCGTCGCCATCTCCATCGCCGTTCTCTGTTTCGTCGCCAGCGGTATCTCCACCCTCATTGCTATCCCCACTTGAACCATCCCCATCTTCCTGGGATTCGTCATTGTTTTCATTTTCTTGATTCTGGTCATCGTCAGCATCTTTCTCCAATAGCTCCATGTACTCCTCCATCGTTAGCCCTGTCGGAAAATGCCTAAATGAACCCCGACCAGGAAGTAGGAAGCACATCGGCACCCAACCCTCTTGCATCACTAACATGCTATTTACACTCAAATCAGCAGCAATGTTAGCCATCTGTGTATTCCGGTATTTACCCATTTTCTTAGGGTGCATTAGCCATTTGTGTAGGACTTGATGTATTATTATTTTCGACAAATCCTCTAACGAAAATTCATCAAAGCATTCGTCATTCCATAGTAGCTTTTTGCCATTAGTCGCCATCACAGGAATGCTCTCATCGTATTCCCGCTGCATGCTCAACAATGCCGGTGTATAGCTTGGGCGCATGGCTTTTACATGAGCAATGGCATCCCGTAGTTTCCTCGGCTCCATTTTTCTTGGTTTTACAGTCATCATAGCCATCTCCCTAGAATAATAACCTATGCCCCAGCTTCACATCATCGGGCAACACCCTAATGAGTTCATCTTTCAAGTGCTGCTGCCATTCCCGACTAGTTATGCGCTTGCCCCATGTAATAACAGCACCAACTAAACTGTGATCATTCTTGCAGCGATTAACCACCACCCCGATGATATACTGGTAATTCTCGAAGGCGGGCATCTCTACACTCTCTGGTGTCTCGAAAATGCCCTTAAAGTCGATGAGCTTATTTAGTCGCTCGGCCAACAGATACTTACTCCCAGCATGCAGCCCAATGACTCCGTAGATACATGCCTGATATACCTTCTCGGAAATGCGCTCACCAAGTCGATCACGTGCCAGGCTTATCATCCCCGCCATGTCGAGCGTTCGTGATGTACAGATGGCCAACTCACTAAACTCACATCCGCCACCAAACAATTCTCCGTGATCTCTATGAAACTGAATCACATTGCCAGGAATCCCATTTTTTGTAGCCCAGTCGATGTAACTAGCCAAATCACGCTTAACGAAAATGCTGCATACACGACTCCGAGCGGCATTTGATAGGGG